GGGGCTTTTTTTATATTGGTCGTATCGTGGAAATTTTTGAACCCATACATATTTATTAACATGGAAATACAATTAGAGATACCGGACTATTTGTCCTTAAAACATTGGAAAACGTTTGTTGCTAATGAGCATTTAGAGCAAACAGATAAAATGATTAAACTGATTTCATTACTATCTAATAAGGAGGTAGATGAAGTAAAATCATATACACCAATAGCATTAAAGCAAGTATATGAGGCAGTATTAAAATCATTAAACGAACTTGAACCATCATTCTACCCAATATTTGAGTTAGATGGTGTTTTATACGGGTTTAAATCGATGACCTCTTTAACGTTGGGTGAGTATGTGGACTTAGAGAGGCTGTCAAGTAAACCACATGATAACATTGAAGAAATAATGGCTATACTATATCGTCCTATTACAAAACATAGGTTCAAAGGTATTAAATGGGCATTTAAAAATAAACATAAGATTGCTTTAGGTGAAGCAGAAAACTTATTCAAATACTATGAGGTGGAAGAATATGACAGCAGTAAGCGAGGTGAGAACGCTGAAAAACTATCTGTCATTCCAGCATCATTAGCATTAGGTGCGATGAGTTTTTTTTTAGTAGTAGGAACCTCATTCTCAATAGGTTCGAATCTCTCTTCCCTAGACAACAAGCAAGCGATGAAAGTGATGGAGAAGATGAACAAACAGATGGCTTCAATGAACATTGGGGTTGGTTTGCTACAATTCATTACCTCGCTTCAACATCCATCCTTTCAATCACAGGCGATAAATCAATACCAGAGTTAAACTTTACATTTGTATTAAATTATTTAGCATATGAGCAAGACAAAAATAACAGAGACGAGCAGCGAAGAAAACAACAAGAGCGTACCTACAAAATCCGTTAAGAAAAAAGTAGACCCTATTGTTGATAAAATAAAACAACTAGATAAACGAGGATTTGATCATAATAGAATAGCAGCAATGTTGATGATACAAAAATCATTAGTTAAGGAAACATTAAAATGAATACAGTAGTTCACACATACAAAGATATAGTAGGATACTTCGAAGAAGCATGTGATAAGCATTTAGGTATTGCCTCATTTGCTGAAGGTGCTATTGATTACTTAGATGCTAATTCCCAGAATATTAAATATCCATTTGTATTCCTTAGACCATTAGTTTCACCAGGTATTACAGCAAATACAAGATCATTAACATTCGAATTATATTCACTTGATGTACCTAAACTAAGTGATGAGTCACCATTAGATGTAAAATCAAGAATGGAATTAATTCAATATGATGTTATGTCTTATTTAAACTATGGTCCTGTAAACGATACAAATTGGATGACAGGTACAATGGCAAATCTAACTCCAGTAAACGAGGCATTTAATGATAGAGTTTATGGTTGGGTAAGCCAGGTTACAATAGCAGAAGCAGGTATATTTAACTATTGTTTCTACCCTGAATTATAATGGCTGAAGAAATCACATATCCTAATTTAGCGCTTGAAATGAGCGACATCGGTACTCTGGTAGTAGAGGAGATGGTTGATAGGCTATTTGACAATAATTCAGTTGTTACAGGTAATTTAGCACGTTCAATAAAACCAGGTCCTACACAGATACAGGAAGATATTATTACACAACCTATTACTTTACCATTGTATGGTATTTACGTAGATGAAGGTAGTGAACGTAAAAAAGGTGGTATGCCACCTGTTAGAGCAATCATTGATTGGATTAAACAAAAACGAATAAATGTTCCTGCAGCTATGACGCCACAACAATTTGCATGGGCCGTAGCTAAAAACATAGAAAAGAAAGGACAACGATTTAAAAAACCAAAACCATTTATAGAGGTATCATTAAATGCTGTAGTAGAAAGAAACCTAGCTAACATTGGAGAGGCAACAGCATTAGATATTGATGGATACATTGAAGATAATTACGCAGAAATAGGATAAAATGGCAATTACAGTTCAACAAAATAGCACATCACCAGGTATAGGCAATGGACATCTAGTTCAGTCTGTTACCTCAAATTCAGGTTCAAGACCACAATTTAGGTTTGTAACTGATATTAATGATAATAATGGTGATTTATTACAAAGGGTAAAACAACAAGCAAATCCTAATGGCACTGGTATTTTTGATTTAGGAAATATTATTCCAACATACCTAGGACCAACTGATGAGGTATGGAAAATTGCTAATGTAGCTAACAATACAGCTTGTGGTAAGGATTTTAAAATTAGATTTGGTGAGGAATATGCTTACTCATCTACTGGTTCAACAGTAATTTACACTGGTGATGATCCAGATGCTGCAGGTAATCCTAATGTTAGTGGTAGTGATTATATTTTCTTACTAGATGGCCATATTAATGCAAATGATATGACTGCATTTAATTGGCCTAGTAGCTCTAAGTATGATGAAGAGGCTACTGATGGTACAACTACATTTACACATCAAAATGGTTTAACAGCATTTAATACAAGTTCTATTAGAGTAGGTGATTACCATACTATCAGTATTTTAAATGGTAACCTAAATGGTATTACAGGTTCAGCAGTTGATTCAAGTTTAGCACAAGACATTTATGCTGTAGTTTACAGACAATATGATGCTACAGGTTCTCTATTAGATACAGATATACTATATAATACAGCAGCAGGTCCAAGAACAACAAGTACTGAATTATGGAGTGATGTTTATTTAGATCAAGATGAGACAACAAGGTTAATTCATTTCCCTGCTGGTCCACAGAATATAGAGGATGCTGGAGTACCTATTTTATCAGATGATACAGGATACTATACAATGACATTCTATAATCAAACAGAAGAACCAGATGTTAATTACAATGGTATTTATGGAGAATATAGATTTGAAATAGATAATGCTGCTTGTGGATATGAAGGTGTTAGATTTGCTTGGAAAAATGAGTATGGTGTATGGGATTATTTTAATATGTCATTAGCTGAATCAACTACAAGTAATGTAGAGAGAGAACAATTTGAACAATCATTTGTAAATTACAATGCTACAAATACTGCTACCTATGATAAGGCAAGAAGAGGATTTAATCAATTCCAAAATAGAGTAGGTAAAACAAGAACAGCACAATCAGATTACCTAAATCAAACAGATGCTGATAATATTAGAGAATTATTTTTCTCAACAAATGTTTATGTACAAGAGGGTACTGATTTCTTACCTGTAGTAATTGAGAATGCTTCAGTAACAGAAAAAACAAACCCACGTTCACAAAAACTATTTACATATCAAGTTACTTACAGATATGCTAATGACCAAAGAGCTAGAAGATAATGAGTAGTATAGTACTTAGAGTAAGAGACAATTATGGTGTAGAGGCTACTTTAGATATCCTACAAGAAGCAGAACTACTAATTGACATTTCAGCTATTGAATCAGGTGAGATTGGAGAGCTATTTGGTTTATCATCTCAGGAATTTATGTTACCTGGTTCAGATAATAACAATAAGTTCTTTGCTAACATGTATGATATAGGAGCTACACCTTCAATTGCTCTAAACCATACAATTTATGCTTCAGTACTTTTAGATGGTCAAGAAGTATTTGCTGGTAGAATGTATGTTAATGATATCCTTACAGATAACAGAGGATATACAATGTATAAAGCAGTTGTAGTAAATGAATTTGTTGATTTTAAGCAAAGAATTGAAGGTCTAACTTTAGGTGATTTAGATTTATCTTCTCTAAATCATGATTTTAACTATGGTAATGTAACAAGTAGTTGGGATGAAACATTAGTTGGTGGTAATGTAGTTTACCCATTAGTAGATTATGGTTCTTCCTTAAATACAACTATTGCTGTTGGTAATGGTAAAGATTTCAACACTGGGACTATATTAAGTGGTTCCTACAATCAATACCACACACCATTAGAGATAATGGATTTCAAACCAGGTGTAAAGGTAAAAGCTATTATTGATGCCATTTTTGATAAAGTAAACTATCAATATTCTTCATCATTTATTGAAGGAGATTATTTTGATAAAATCTTTATGTTAGCTACTAATAGTGATCAAAGAGGTGTTCCTGGAGCTAATCTAACTGATTTATCAGTGAGAGTTAACTTTAGTGGTTCTTCAGAACAAACCATTAATGATACAGATGAAGATATTGTAATTTATCCTAATGAAGTATATGATAATGGTAATGCCTATGATCCAGTAACTGGGACTTATACTGCAGCAGCAGATGGTGATTATTATTTTGGTGCTCAAGTAAATGTAGGATGGACCTCAGCACCATCAACAGGTGAATTTAGACAATGTATTTTAAGATTAAAGAAAAATGGTGTTGAAATTAAAAAAACACCTGTTATAACTAATACAGCTAATGATAGTGCTTTTATATTTGATTTAACAAATAATGTTCAGGATGGAGATGTCTTCACAATTACAGCTGAAAATAAAACTACAATAGGACCATTTGGAGGTGCTGGAACAGGTGCTACTATGAAAGTACTTACTAATAATTCTTATTTTACAGCTCAAAAAACAGGAACATTAGCTACAGGTAGTGTAGATATGTCTACAATGTTCTCACCTGAAATTGGAGTTGAAGATTTCTTAACAGCTATTTTCCAAAGATTTAACTTTGTAATTGAACCTAAATATGATGAAAGAAATGTTTTAGCTATTGAACCATTTAACAGTTGGAGAGGAAGTGGTGAAGTAAAAGATTGGAGTCCTTTAGTAGACCATTCAGTAAGAAAATCTATTAAAGGTACAATGGTTAATGAAGCTAGATTCCTATCATTTAAGGATAGTGAAGATAGTGATTACCTAAACGCATTTACCCAGGATAATTATAAAAAAGTATTTGGTGAAAAATTATTTGAAGCAACAAGTGATTTAACTCAAGGTACTAGAGAAATATCTAATCAATTCTTTTCTCCTACTCCTGTAATTAACATTGATGGTGATAATGGTAAATTTGCTATACCTGCTCTTTATGAAGTAGATGATAATCTAAATAAAAAACCTATTGCCTTCAAACCTAGATTACTCCATTACATTGGTAAAAAGTCAGTACGACATATGGCTTGGGATCAAGATGGTGATGGTGCAGGTTTAGGATTTTGGTTAATAGATCCATCTGATAACTCTACTAATAGAATTACTCAGGTTGGTTTATTTCATTATTTAGATTTAACTGAATCACCTGGTCAATTATTACCAACAGATGAAAATCCAGCATTAGTAAGAGATTTAAACTGGAATAATAGTGATCAATATCATTTCATAGCACCATCATTAGGACCAAATGCTTATTTTGTTCAAAGAGATGCCATATATGAATACTGGGCTGATTATGTAAATCATTTATATGATGAGGAAACAAAAACATTAACATTAAATATTAAGTTTGAACCTACTGATCTAGCAGATATTCAATTAAATGATAAAATTTTTATTGATGGTCACTACTACAGAATTAATAACATTAGTAGTTTTAACCTAACTAAACCAACTAGTACTCAGGTAGAATTAATTACAGCACCTATTAGATTTACTAAATATCCTAGAAGAAGAATTTATGATATTGAAGGACCAGATCCAGGTACTACAGGCTCAAATGGTAATAGTACAGGTGGAACATTTACTGATATTACTTTAGATCCAAATAGTGTAGATGATAGTGGTACAGGTACTTATGTTTATTGGGATGATTTTACAGCAGTAACAGGTAGTGGTGGTCAATTATTTGTTAGTACAGCAGCTGGATTAGATGGGTTTAATTACTTTAGTAATAATTCAGGTTCAGTAAATGTACAAACAACAACATTACAAAACTATACAGGTTTAAGAAGAAATATAAACCTAGGAAATAATGATATTGACTGGAGTGCTCAAAATAATGTCTTAGTAGGTAATAATAATACTATCAATAGTAATGTTCAACATTCTACAATTGTAGGTAGTGGTAATGTTATTGAAGGATTAGTTAATAGTGTTCAAATATATGGTGTAAATAATGCTATTAGTGAGAGTGTTAGTGATGCCTTTGTAGTTACAAGTAATAAAACACTATCAGGTATTAGTCAATCAGTTATCTTACAACCTAGCTTAGATGTTGAAAATTATGAAAGTGGTAGAGTAGTAATTGGTAACTTAAGAAGACAAGGACAACAATATGAAAACTATAAAATATTAGAAGGTGGTCCTGGTGAAGTTTATAACTTAACAGGATCTGATGGTGGTTATTTTCATTACCATTTATCTTATACCTCTAGTGTTAATGGTACTACAATTGTATACTTACCTTCAGCATCATTAGATGAAAACAAAGATGTACAGTATAGATTTACCACTGATGATAGTTTAACAGCTTCTAAATTAATAGCAATTGTTCCAGTTAATGGTGAAAGTATTGATGGTAACCCAGAAGAAACTCTTTCAACACCATATGATGGTATGACAGCACAAAATATAGAAGGTGAGTGGATAGTAATTCAAAGAAAAAAATAACAAGA